ATATCACTGTATCCGACACTATCATCTGTCACTTTTTAATTAAAGTGGCAGATATACTAAATTTCAATGATACAGTACACTAGTACATATACAACAAGCTATTTATATAATGCTCAAAGGTTAACGCTGGGCGAAGAAACAAGTCAGTTTTTTACATCTGAGGAAGGAGAAGATGGGAAATATACAGGTTATTTAGGATATGCGGTATCATTTACTACCGGATCTAAAAATAGTTTTTATGAAATTACAGAGATAAACAGGTTTGGAAATTCTGTTACATTTGAATTATATGATGCAGATAAGGTGATCATCACGGGAAAGACAAAAAGTATTTCAGCCAGCGGCAAAAATACCATGTCTCTGAAACTGGATAAAAACAGCACCTATTATATTTTGGCATACACAAGAAATATGGCTAATGTTGCACCAGGGGATGTAAGTATTTTAGTAAAGGAAATAAATGATGACTGCGGTGACACGTTTAAATCGGCAACCTCTATATCAATAGGAAAGACTGTAAATGGTAAAATTGATGGATACGGAGATGTAGATATATATAAATTTAAAACTAAAGCGGATAATGGATACTATGCTATTGATTTTATAAACACGGACAGCGAAGCTTTTCTGGCAATGAACTTGTTTGACACGAAAGAAGTAGAACAAAAATATGTATATGTACAGACTGGAAAACAGAGTCAGATTTATATGCAGCTGAAAAAAAACAGTACATATTATTTACATGTTGAGTCTAAAACAGCGAATATAACAGGCAAATATAAAATTAAAGTAAGCTACCATGAAGATCCGGAAGGAGATACTGTAAAAACAGCTTATAAATTAAAAATAAAAGCAAAAGCTTATAACGGATCCATACAGGATAAAGATGACAATGATACTTTCAGAGTAGATACCGGAAATCTTACAAAAATTAATATTGTGATCGCTAACAAAAAATCAGATGGAAAACTGAATTACAACATTATAGAAAAAGATGGGAACCGTATTAAATACGGGACGATTGATGCTGGCAGAACAATGGATATAATCGTGGACGGATTAAGGAGAAACAAAGATTATTATATTGTTCTTACGGGTCCGCAGAATTTAAACTATGAAATCAAAGCTAAGACGGTAACGCATAAAATCATTTACCGTTTAAGTGGCGGAAAAAACAATCCAAAAAATGCGGATACATATGATGAAACAAAGCCATATAGGTTAGCGGCGCCATCCAAAAAAGGATATCTTTTTATATGCTGGTGCAGCGACTCAAACCTTACTAATAAAATTACAGAAATTCCCAAGACAGCTACAAAGAAAGTCACAATATATGCAAAATGGAAAAAAGTAACGGTAAATAAGCCGGTAATTGTAAGTGTAAAAAGAAAAGCAGATTACGTTACAGGAAAATATATGCAGAGTGAAAAAGTAAAAGAATATGAAATCCGGATATCTACTTCACCAAAATTCAAAAATGCGAAGAAAATTAAATGTACTGGAAAAAGTTTTAAAATAAAAGGACTCAGTAAAAAGAAAACATATTATATCCAGGTGCGCGCATATAAGAATGATTCTACTGGCAGCAAGGTATACGGAAAATGGTCAGAAAGTTATAAAATCAAGAAAATCAGTAGTAAAAAGAAATCGTAAAATAGACTGGCAAATAACTATAGGAATGTGGTTATTTGCCTTTTTATTATGATTGACAAATCTCAAACAAAAAGGTATTATAAGGTATAATATACTAAAAAAGGTATAAAAACTTATACGGATAAGGAAAGATTAATAATGTCTAAAATAGGTTTGGGAAATAATATCAATCAACCTACAAAGCAGTGTTTCAGTTGCAAGTACTGGAAAGCTGCAACCAAATTATCGCTTTTAGAAATAACTGAACCAGGCTATTGCTCTGCGGGATTTTGTAAGAAAATTCAAAGTCAAAGGATAAAATCCAAGAAAAAAAGAAGGTAAAATTTGCGATTTCCTATTTTAGGATCTCAAGCTGGAATCCTCGGCAATTCAATTACCGAGTAGTTCACACAAAGGTATGTAGAATGTAAAGTCGCTATAATACAGGCGAAAACTGTCATAGTAGGCAGTGAATTCTATACTGAAAAAGCTATCGATTACAGTTGTTTCGGCACTATAATTAAGGCTATTAGGTATAGACATCGGTAATATCACTGGGGTGTATTGGGAAATTCAGAGTTTGTCTTGGTGTCTCGGTATAGACATCGGTAATATCACTGGGGTGTATTGGGAGAGGATTGATATTAAGAATGGTGATTATGGTATAGACAGCAGCAATATAACCATAGTGTATTGATAGTGAATGCATATGGATAAAAATGGAAAGGAATTTGGATATATGAAATATGATTCAAGACCTACCGTATGTAAATGCGGTGGAAAGGTAATATATGGAAGGATGAAGGATTTTGGAATAACTCCATATAAAAGCGGCTATTGTTATTTTTGTACAAAATGTGGAGCTTATGTTGGAACACATGAAAATAGAAAAAAGGATGCGCTTGGTGTTTTGTCAGATGGTAGAACAAGACGAATGCGGATGGTATGTCATCAGGAATTTGATAAACACTGGGATAGCACGGCTGGAAAAAATAGATTGTATTTTAAATTATCCAAAGAACTTGGGATAAAATCAGAAGATTGTCATTTTGGGTATATGGATTATGAACAGTTACAGAAAGCACTGAACATTATGAAAAGCTGGGGAGATTTTAAGATACGATGAACAAAAAAACATTTGTATGTATGGTTATGGTTGTTTTACTGACGATTTCCGGATGTGGAAATACATTATACAGAAAAAACATTAGGGATTATACGAATGTAACATCCATTGAAGGGCTGAAATTTGAATTGCCGTCGGATGTTTTGGAAAATTGTACCATGATCTCGGAAATTGATCAGGATATAGATTATTCTGACGGAACGTATTTGTACAAAAATGGTACAGATACATATATTCTGTTTAGCATAAATGCCGTTGTTATAGCGGTGCAAAAAGGTACATCTTTTTCATTATCAAATTCTGAAAATAAGCAGGAAAGTATAATGAATCATTCTGTTTGTGACATTTGGATGTCACCAGTCAAAAATAAAATCAAATATAAATCAAGTCAATCCAATGATGCATTCAAACTGATTGCCGATGTAAAAGGCAATGTATCTATTACACCGGAATTGTATGGAAAATTCATAGGCAAATTTGTTTATGTAGAAATTGATGGATGTGAATACTCTATGTTTGCAGGAATCCGGGTAAATGATAACGGTACAATCAGCGAAAAAAAGAAACGTATCATATCTAATATTGCTAAATCCATGATGATAAGTTCTTTAAACGAATCTGTCAGAGAGACAGAAAAGGACTAGAAAGAATGAAATATAGATATTCTATGGGTGGAATATTTTTTTACGAAAAAAAACATGAGATCTACTAAATCATTTGTAAAGTGCGAAAAAATCATTGCAAAAATTTAAAAGAAAGATGGGGTGAACGAGCCAAAATAGATACTCTGAAATTAAAGAATTGAAATTATCAGGGGTTAATGAATTTTGGGTTCCGGAATATGGGAAAATCGATAATTATAGCAGAAAAACCCTCCGTTGGAATGGAATATGCCAAAGTGTTGGGGGTAACAAGCAGTGGAAAAACAAATGGATATTTGGAAAATGATAAATGGATTGTAACTTGGACATTAGGACACTTAGTTACAATGTCATATCCTGAAAAATATGATCCGGCATTAAAGGAATGGAAATTGGATACATTACCATTTCTCCCGGAACAATATAAATATGAAATTATTAAAGAAACCTCAAAGCAGTTTGCAATCGTTAAACAATTATATAACAGGCCGGACATAGAGTCAATTTATTATGCGGGTGATTCTGGAAGGGAAGGATTATACATACAGATGCTTATACGTCAGTTTGCAGGACATGCTCCTCAAGCTTCTGAGAAAGTTGTTTGGATCGATTCTCAAACAGAGGATGAAATTCTTAGAGGAATTTCAGAAGCGAAAAATTTAAGCCAGTACGAGGCAATGAAAGATTCCGGATATATGAGAGCGATAGAGGATTATGCTGTAGGAATAAATTTTTCCCGTCTTTTATCAGTCAGATATGCAATTATGCTTAATTCTGGATCTGGACAGAAAAAATATAAACCTATTTCAGTAGGCCGTGTCATGACATGTGTGCTTGGCATGATAGTAAATCGAGAACGTGAAGTCAGAAATTTTCATGTCACTAATTTTTATCGAATTGCTGGGTTATTGAATATTGAAGGCGAGACTGTGGAATGTGAATGGAAAGTTAATGAGAATAGTAAATATTTTCAGTCACCTAAATTGTATTCGGAATACGGGTTTTTAAAAGAGCAGGATGCAATCGAATTGATAAATTGTTTAAATCCGGAAATGAGAATATCAAATGTCACAAAAACGATTGAAAAAAAGAATGCTCCGTTATTATTTAACCTGGCAGAATTACAAGGAGAATGTACAAAAAAATATCATTTATCTCCGGCTGAAACATTACAGATTGCTCAAAGTCTATACGAAAAGAAGATGACGACCTATCCAAGAACAGATGCTCGTGTATTAACAAATGCAATCGCAAAAGAAATTGGGAAAAATCTTTCAGGTCTTAAAAAAGGTACATATGGAGAATATGTTGAAAAAATTGAGCTAAATCATTGGAATATTAAAGGAAAATATATCGACGATAGCAAAGTAACTGATCATTATGCAATCATCCCAACAGGAAAGGTTTCTGGTACATTGACAACTAAAGAACAGTATGTGTATGACATGATTTGCAGAAGATTTCTAGCTATATTTTTTCCTCCGGCAGAGTATGAGCGTGTATCATTTGATGCAATAAGTGAAAATGAAACTTTCCATGGCACGAATAAGTACCTGGTAGAGCAAGGTTATTATGAAGTATTTGGATTTCCTGATGAGGATGAAAATGCAGAAAAAAGGGTGGCTGCTATGTCTAAACTTCGTCAGGGAGAATGCTATTCTGCACAATATGAAATAAGAAAAGGAGAGACTACTCCACCCAAAAGATACACGTCAGGTTCTATTATTCTTGCAATGGAAGGAGCAGGAACACTTATTGAGGATGACGAATTACGAGAGCAAATTAAAGCCGATGGCATTGGTACTTCTGCTACAAGAGCGGAGGTTATCGAAAAATTGTTACGATTGAATTATATCTGTGTAAAAGATAAAAAACAAGTATTGGTTCCATCTGCTTTTGGAGAAATGATTTATGAAGTCGTAAATGTTACATTGCCTGAACTGCTTTCTCCTGAAATGACTGCGAAATGGGAAAAAGGACTGGATGGCATTGCAAATGGTCAGATTTTTAAAAGTGATTATGAAAAAGAACTTTATACTTATATTAGAGAAACTTGCAATAGATTAAAAACTGAGGACAACACTGGAATTATAGCAGGTAAAATTCGCTCATTTGCTTCTAACCGTATTCAATATGAATATAAGGAATTTGATTCTTATAACACAAAAATCAAATGTCCGTTATGTGGGGATGACATAGAAACAACCAGTTGGGGATTCCGATGTAAGTCGAATATAAGCAAGAACGAAGGATGTAAATTTGCGATAGGGGATATTTTAGGGCACCGTTTACTTACAAATGAATTAGCAACATTATTACATTATGGTAAGACAGGTCCATATTATGACTTTATTTCTCAAAAAGGAAAGCCGTTTGCAGCGTATTTGAAATGGAATAACGATAGTAAAAAATTGGAATTTGAACTTACCGATATGCCATGGAATAAAACAGATTTAAAATGCCCAATATGTGGGAAAAGCATTTTGGAAAGAGATGGTTTTTATCGGTGCGAAGATTATATAGATGCAGATCATGGGTGTAAGTTTCGTATTGGAAAAATCAAAGGAAAAGCTATTCCGATTAAGCAGATTGAAAAATTGATAAAAGAGAATAGTACTGACGTAATAAAAGGATTTAAAAAAGAAGACGGTGGTAAATTTGATGCCTTTTTAATATGGGACAGAGAAAATGAAAGAGTACGGTTTAGATTCCCTGAATTTGAGGATATGATAACAAATTATCATTGTCCAATTTGTAATGGGAAAATTCTTGCAACATCATACGGATATCGTTGTGAAAATTATAAAGCACAGGAAAAACGTCGGGAAACAGATTGCAGTTTTGTACTTGGGAACATTATGGGACATACCATTAAGGAAAAAGAACTTCAGACTATTCTTAATGGAGGTGTAACAGAGCCGGTTTCTTTAAAAAATAAAGATAAAAAAAGTTTTGAAGCAAGATTATATTGGGATAACACACAAAAGAAAATAGCGTTGAAATTTGATGATAATGTGCCGGTAGATGTTGCTGCAAATTGTCCAATATGTGGAAATAGGTTGAAAAAAAATAAGTTTGGATATTTTTGCAGTAAATATTCTAAAAACCCTGGTGGATGCAGCTTTTATGTGGGGACCATTGCAGGCATCTCTTTAGATGATAAGCAGGTAATAAAGCTGGTGACCGAAGGAAAAACAGATCTGATTGATGGTTTTAAACCCAAAGAAAAAGGGAAAAGACCATTTTCCGCATATTTAAAATGGGATAATGCGGATAAAAAGCTGCAATTTGAATTCCCCAATGCTGACGAAATGAAAGAAGTAAGTAATTATAACTGTCCTGTGTGTAAAGTACATAAATTATTGAAATCCAAATATGGTTATCAATGTGAGTGCGGGTTTAGATTTGGAAATAAAATAGCTGAAAGAGAGATCCCGGATGATCAAATAAAAAAATTGTTCGTTGTTGGTGAAACAGATTTTATCAGTGGATTTTATTCATCACGAACACGTCGCATGTTTACTGCAAAGCTTGTTTTGAATGGAAATAAGATAGATTTTGTTTTACCAGAGAAAGTGTTAGAAGAATCAGATATTAAATGTCCAAAATGCTCCGCTTGTATGAAAAAGGGAAATGTTTTTTTTGAATGTGAATGTGGATATAAAATTCCGCACCTGATTGCAGCAAAACATTTGACGGATGAAGAAGTAAGGCAGCTTATGCGCGGAAAAACTGGACTTATTAAAGGGTTTAAAAGTAAAACTGGAAAACGGTTTGATGCAGTATTAATTGCAGATGAAAATGGAACCGTGAAATTTGATTTTCAAAATAAATAAAAAGCATTTATACAGCAGAAAGGAGAATTGGATAACAGGGATACAGTTGGAAAAACCATTTGCTAGCCCTCCCCATCCATGCAGGCATATGGAAGGGATATCCTATTTAAAGTAATGGATACAATCGTTGAAATTTCCAAAGAACAGGAACGAAGAATAATGCAGATAGAAATGATAAAAAATTTCTATCCGGAATATACAGAAAATAATTATGTGTTATGGATCATTCCAAATCTGTTTACCGATTCTGAGACAACACATATCAATGGAAATATCAAAGTAATTAAAGATGGGGATGTGTTGGATATTCCTATAGTAAGCAATTCACCATATCCAAATAAAAAAGTATGTCAGTTATCTTTACATGCCAGAGATAATACATGTTTTGGAATACCATTAGTATTTAGTTCTTTTGAAGAATTAAAGCAAATTACAGAAATAAATATTTACTGGGATATTTTTACATATGATCAGTTGGAGGATCTGGATGTTTATTACAGACCTTATATTCAAAGCCTGCAAATGCATTATGAAATTAAATTCTCTGAAGGTAGTCTTGAAAATCAGAACCAGAAAAGATTTTATACGCTTTTCGCAAAAGATACTGTTCATGACGGGAAAAAATTAGCCTATGAAACAGTATACGATCATTTAGACTGTGTAGATGCTGCCGTAAAATGTGACAATGGGAAATGGACAATACAGGAATATGTTATCGATTATTTGTGTCAAAATAACAATCATGTAACAAAAGAAATGATGAAAAAAAATTTGCAAAGATTGTCTGAGGATGAATGTTTAGATATTATTACACGAATGACGGAAAAATGTATAGACAAATATCTGACGGATTATAGGTTTGAATTTAAAGAAAAAAAATTAGAATTAAAAGCGAATGTAAATGCAGAGTTCATACCGGAGCCGGCATTTGGTTTTCATCTTTTATAATAAGTCCCAGAAACAGAATACACAGAAATGGCATCTAAAGATGGAAAACTTAGTGCAGACTATGAACAGTTTCCCGAACATTGCTCCATACATTAGAAACCCGACAATGAGCTACCTAGTAGTTCATTAGAATCGAGAAGTAACTTCTTTCTTGAACAGTAAACTTAGAATTAATGGGAGGATCGAAATGATAGATAGGATTTTTGTTTGTTTTATAGGGATGGTTATGGCAGCCATTGGCATCAATATGGAGAAGAAAAAAATCCAGGAGATAAAAAACGGTGTGGTTACAAAGGCAACAGTTATTGACTATAGCATGAATCTTGATAATTCCTATAAAGAACTTTATGAATATGAAGTGGGAAAATTTTTAGTAAGAGCTTATTCAAAAAATAGTTCTACTAATATAGGAAAAATAAAAGGGAAAAAAAGTTATGTTGTATATGATAAAAAGTATCCTGAAAAAGTACAGGGACTATTTGATCTGGCATCGATGTCAATTCTTTTTTTGATACAAATACTGGTTGGAGCAGGATTAATTACTATGGGAACTTTTTTATGGAGTTACATATCCGGATAACATAGGAAACAGATATTTTATAATTGCAGATTTGACAGCACATGTATATCAATATTAGGAGGAAAGAATATGGAAAAAGAAAGAACAAATGACGAGGAAGTAAAGTTATTGAAAGAAAAAACGATTGATTTAATTGATAAAATTCCGGATAAGCATCTCGAAAGAACATATAAATTTGTGAAATGCGTAAGTGAAATGAGTTCAAAAAGGTTTGCACTACTTGAAAAATTAACAGGATCGGACATGAAACCAGATATTGCAGAGGAAAAAGCGTATGAAGTGAGCAGAATGTCCGAAGAAGAAGTGGAACAGGAACTGGCAAAACTCAATTAACCATAACTGAAATATGTGCTGCCAAATTTGCAATTATAGATAAGGAGATAAGATAAATGAGAAATAATAATGGTATAGTTTTTGGTAAAAACAATTTTGGGAAAGTAGTAAAAAAAGAAAATGAGGATGGACATGTACTTGTTATTGGATCACCGGCAAGTGGAAAAAGCAACTGCATAGCCGTTCCTACGCTGATGAATTGGAAAAATCGGGCATTTGTTATTGATGTAAAAGGTGAGCTTTTCAGGAAAACAAAAAAAGCAAGAGGCGAAGATACAATAAAAGTATTCAATCCATCAGATATTTCAGCATGTAATTATGATCCCTATTGTATGTTAAAAAATAATTTATGTGATTCAGCACATGAGATAGCGGAAAATATTATCCCTTTGACGGAACGTAACAACGCTATAATTAATGTGTCAGAAAAAGCAAGAGATTATTTATGCGGAGCAATCATTTATTTTTATAAAAAAGGAATGGATTTTCCGGAAACAATGATTTCCATTGCCGCACAAACACCTAGAAGCCTTGTTTCTGAAATTATTGAACATAATGACGGTGATGCTATTAGGTATATATCTCAATTTGATTCAATGAGTGATGAAACTGTAGACTATGTGTTTTCAGAAGTATATGCCAATATTTCATCGTTTGCCACTGATAAGATGTTAATAAAAGCATTGAGACGATCAGATAAAAGTATTACACCGGAAGATCTTGAAAGCGGTTACGATGTATTTGTTTGCGGACATGTTTATACAAAATTGCAAATGATGATTATCAATCAGTTTTGCAAATTTTTTGAACAAAGAGAAAAAACAGAGCCTATACTTTTTCTGATGGATGAATTTCAAAATTTCGGCAAAATGGAAAATTTTGCTGCATATCTTGATGTGTTAAATAATGAAAAAATCGAAGTCATGATTTTTATCCATTCTAAAAAGCAGTTAGATGTAATTTACGGAAAAGATCAGGCAGATAAGATATGCAATAATTGCACTTATAAGGTGATTTTGCAGGTATATGATCCAGTAACGCAGAAATGGTGTAGTGAATTAGCCGGAATTTGTGAAAAATTAAGACATAAAAAATTGATGCAGCCAGAGGAATTTGGTGATTTGGAAGATGTGTTTTGTATATTTCCAACAGGTTGTTGTCGCATAAAAAAAATCAAATACTGGGAAGAAGAATTATTTAAAAAAAACTAACACATTGTGGGAAGAAGATAAGGAGGCTATTATGGAGATTATCTTGATTCTGGTTGTGGCTATCGGACTTGTGGTTATTTTCAACACGAAATTTTTTGCATAGGTAGAAGAACTGATCCAATACCTGGAAGATGAAGTTTGCTATATGGAGGAATAAAAATGAACCAAAAAGATGTTTTAGAACTGAAAAGAAGATTAAAAAAAGATGCCTGCACTTTTACGAGGGTGTGTGGCTGCTATGTGGATGCGGACAAGAACAAGGTAACTTCCTTTGGAGAAACATTTTTAAATCTGGAAGATGAAGAATTTTACAAATACTTGGAGATCGCAAAAAAAGTATTGTCAGGTACAATCGGAAACAATATTTTGGAACTGGAATTTCCAGCTGCGGAGGAGGCTGCCGGCGGCAGACAGCAGTTTTTGATGGGTCTGCGCGAGAGTACCTTAAAAAATGATGATCTGATGGAAGCATTTTATGATCTTGTCATTGACAGCTACGACTACGTCGGAAACTATCTGATCCTTGTATTTCACGATGCCTACGACGTTATGACAAAGACTTCTGACAACAACAAATTAGACGAGTCCGAGGAAGTTTACGAATATCTGCTCTGCGCGATCTGTCCGGTCAACCTGACCAAACCGGGACTTGGCTACCGTGAGGATGAAAACCGCATTGGACCGCGTATCCGTGACTGGGTTGTTGGCGCTCCTGACACCGGATTTGTATTTCCTGCTTTTACCGACCGGAGCACGGATATCCACTCTGTCATGTTTTACACCAGAGACACCAAGACACCGCACTCTGAATTTATGGAATCCGGTCTTGGCTGTGGTTCTAAATTTACGGCTACCGAGCAGAAACTTACCTTCCAGAGCATTGTAAAAGAAGTCATCGGAGAATATGATGATGAAAGTGATGCTATTTTCATGGATATCCAGGACAATTTAAACAACTTGATCCCAGTCGCTTTAGAAGAGGAGCCGGAACCGAATCCGGTCCCTGTCACAAAGAGTACGATCTCTTCCGTACTTGCTGAGAGCGGCGTGACCGAGGAACAGGCAGCCGTGATCGAACAGACCTATGAAAATATATTCGGTGAGGATGTACCGACTGTAGAGAACTTAGTTGATTCGAAGCTGGTGGAGGCAAATGCCAAACGCAAAGAAAAATTAGAACTGGTACAGCAGGTTGAAAATTTGAAACAGCAGTTAGAGAAAACACGCACTCTTCCAGTAGAAGAATCTGACGGAGACGACATCCCGGCAGTCAAAACCTACGATGTTATTCTGCGTGTCAAACCGGAAAAAGTCAGTCAGATCCATTCTCAGATTGTTGATGGGCAGAAATGCCTTGTTATTCCGATGGACAAGGACGAGCATGCAGCCGTAAATGGCATTAATACTACAATTTAACACAGAAAAAACAGAAAGTCCCCTTTTTTAGTAGCGGTGATTTTCTGTTTTTTTTATCTGAATGTATCGTAAAACTAGGTTCAGCTATGTGGAGTGTCAGGACAGTGGAATATCATATCGTTTGATAGCGTCATTCAGCCATAAATTATATAATCTATCCCCATTTTCTAAATCTTCGCGCAAAGTACGCATTTCATTCCATTCTTTAAAAAATTCTATAAGAGTTTTATCAGCTGAAATGAAATTTAGGATATCAGAGTCTCTATCCAAGGTTATATCCAGGTGGTTATTATCATTTAGCAATACAATCAACTTTATTAGATCTGCATAAGTTTTGGTTTGTGCTGAATTTGGAATATCACTTAGACCAGAGAGCCAGTCAATAGAGACATGATATTTATTTGAAATATCTATTAATATATCCAGGGATGGGGTACGGATTCCTTTTTCATAAGCCGATAATGCAGCCTGTGATGTGCCTATGGAAGCGCCGAACGTAGCCTGGCTTAAACCAGAAATAGTTCTTAGTTTATTTATGCGTGATGCAAGCACATTATTAGACATTTTTTTATTACGCAATGCAATCATAGTCCTTTCTTAATTGGTGTCTCTATTATACAACATATATAATAAAATAACAACAATATGATATAATTATATTTACACAAAAGGTATATAATGGTATAATATACTAAAATATACATATAGAAAAGAGATGAGGATATGTCATATTGTCAAGAATTTAACTGTCAACATGAAAAAAATGGAATTTGTTCATATTCTGAAGAAGCTTGTGTAAAAGAGCACTGCATTACCTTTTATGCAAAATGCGATGCTTGCAACTGTGGTAAAGAGTGTTTATTTAAGGAAGAGTATTTGAAAAGCCGTAAGAACTATATTTCTATTATGAATTACAGAAATAAAAATAAGCAAAAGAAAAATCTTGAACGTGTATATGCGGTGCGCAAAGGACGTGTGCCAGGAATTTATAAGACATGGCTTGAATGCTTTGCACAGATTGATGGGTATGCTGGTGCAGAATATCAGCAGTTTGCAAAACCGGAAGAGGCAGCCGCGTATATGACGCAAAAAGAACAAAGAAAGAATATAACAGCGTATGCGTATGTAGACGGATCCTACAATAAATATACAAAAACCTATGGCTATGGCGGAATCATAAATGATGGCACAAAAGAACATGAGATCATGGGAAGTGGTGCAAATCCTGAAATGGCAAGTATGCGGAATGTAGCAGGCGAAATAGAAGGTGCTATGGCTGCAATCAGCTATGCAGAGCAAAACGGTATTCAGGAATTAACAATTTACTATGATTATATAGGAATTGAAAACTGGCCAACAGGGAAATGGAATGCAAACCAAAAGGGCACACAGTTATATAGAGATTATGTAAGAAATGCCAAAATAAAAATATATTTCAAAAAGGTAAAAGGACATTCAGGTGTCCGTGGCAATGAGAAAGCTGATATGTTGGCAAAAAGAGCTGTTGGAGTTGTATAAAAGGAGAAAATATGTACACAGAAAGTAAAGAAAAACGAAGATGTCTTAACGAAATGACAGACAGGCATACATATGTGTCGAAACATCAAAACTCTGATGCGTTGAGAAAATTCAAAGAGAAACCATATCAGTTAAAAAATAAGGAGAAAAATAAAGATGATTGAATGCATGAAAAAAATAGCACGAAAACAAAATATGGTGGGTGAAGAAAAAGTAACAGTTTGCATGTCCTCGAATGAGAGAGATATGTGCAAAAAAAGAGATACAGAGTTAATGAAAGAAAAGGAGAAAAAATAAAGACGTGAAGTTTATATAGGATACGGTTTTTCGGACGAAACGATATGTAGATAAAAAAGGAAAGAGAGGAATCGCATGAACAGAGCGGAAACAACAAGGTTTCTCGGAGAACTGCTTGTAAGTAGCCGATTTAGCGGCATGGGTAAATACTGGGCGAGTGAGGTTAGCATTGACGCGTTCACAACTGCCGGGAAGGGTGGAAGAGTAGATTTCATGCAGTTTGAACCGCCGAATCAATGCTCCGTTGGTGCATTGGAAAAGGGAATCTTCATTTGCTATGAGATTAAAAGCTGCAAAGAGGATGTATACAGCGGCAATGGACTAAATTTCTACGGAGAAAAGAACTACATAGTAACCACGATGAAATGTTACAAGGACATTCTCCAAGACTTAAACGATGGGACATTTTATGAACATTTGCACAAGACGAATCCAGAATCATCCGTACACTACGGCATTATGGTCGCTGTGCCGTTGACTAGGGACAAGTATGAGGAGTTTGAAGAGCCTACGCCAATTTCGGACGACATATCGTGGCGGTTGGAAATCATTAAGCCATGCATAGCCGGAACGCGAGAGAAATCTTTGACAGAAATGTTGTTCTGCATGGTACGGAGTGGAAAGTGAGGGATAGCATGGAGAGATTAACATATGTGACAGAGAATGGAGAAGTTTTATTTCATCCAGCAGATTTACCGGATGATGAGGGAATTACCATTACCCAGCTTGCGAAAGATGGAAGATACAAAGCCCTGGAAGAGATTGCGGAAAGACTTGCAAATAGAGAGCAAGCCGAGGAGCAGGGATTACTTCTGCGGTTGCCGTGCAAGGTGGGAGATACCGTTTATGTAGACAGCACGATACTTCCAATAGAGGATATGGAGTGCTATGAGGACATCGACAATGAGATTCCCAAATATTTCCCGGCAAGAATTGTTTCACTCCGGTTTGCAAAAAGAAACTGGATGAAGATTGCGGTTAAGGCAAAATGGTTACATGAATGGATTGACGATGAGACCGGACCAGAAAGCGATTACATAGAGTGTGAGAAAAATTTTACAATCTTATTGTCAATGATCGGTAAAACGGTATTCCTTACCAGAGAGGAAGCCGAAGCCAAGCTGAAAGAAATGGAGGGGGAAAGCGATGTATTGTGATGGAAGATGTCAGTATTTGAACGAACGTAAACATAAATGTGAGCTGACCGGAGAAAAATTGACTTACATGAAGCAGACCGGAAGTATTTCTTTCTCCGTGCATGAACATAGAGGATTTTGCAAAGGAGATGAGAACAGTGCACATGACAGATAAAGAACTGACTATCCGGCAGATCGGAGAGTTCTGCACGAACACTCTCTGCAAGAAATGCCCGGTGGCAAAGTGGAATGAGGAAAGCGGTCTGCATAATGGATGCATGGAGAGCTTAAGACTTCCAGAGGTATCGAGGATCATGTTAGAGCAGATCAAAGAAAGAAAGGTGAAACGTGATGGAGAATAGATATTTATTCCGCGCAAAGCGGATTGATAATGGGGAATGGGTGGAAGGATATTATGTAAAAGGATTAGATATGCATGATAAAGAAGTCCATATGATATTTGAACCGGGCACAATATTTTATTCTAGTGGAGAAACTGATGGATGGGTTGAAGTTGAAGCATCAACAATCTGCCGGTGCACAGGACGTGAGGACAAGAACGGCAAGCTGATTTTTGAGAATGATATTCTTTCAGGGCATATCGACGTTGAGTTTCCAGAAGATGAGACGAGAAAGCGTGTCGTGTGGCATGAAAACGGATGGTGTGCGAATGAGCCGGGCTGTGATGACTACGAGGAACTGGATGATTTTGATTCAGAGAATTTTGAAGTGATCGGCAACATGATTGATAACCCGGAACTGTTGGAGGTGTAGGATGCCGAGAACCATAGCGTATAGAGCGGGAGGATTTACAAATTGTGGAATCGGTTACACAAAATTCAGTCAGGAGGAATTGGCAGAAATGAAAGATAGAGCCATGACGGAGAATGAATCAATAACAAAAAAATATTGCAGTACATGTAAATACTACGCTGAATATGAGGGCGTTTGTTGCAATGGAGACAGTGAACACTGTGCAGATTTCCGTGGACTGGATGATACATGTGAGAAATGGAAGGAAAACGAAGAATGAATGAAGAACTTAAGCCATGCCCGTTTTGTGGCGGTGAAATGGAACCAGCGGTAATGTGCTATCAGCATCCATATGACCAAAGCTATATGGATTGGCTTAAAGCGAATGGCATTCTTCCGCCAATAATGACAGGATTTAATAGTGGTTATGTTGTTAGGTGTTATCACTGTGGGGCGGAAAGCGCAGAGAGAAGCACAAAGGAACGTGCGGCAGAGACATGGAACAGGAGGGCGAACGATGGGAAGATTGATTGATGCTGGGCTGTTTTTGGACAACCTAAGCGGAAGGCTTGAAAACATGAAAGATTATGATGCAGTAAAAGATGTGATTAACAATATGCCGACCGCCTATGACCTGGACAAGGTTGTGGAGCAGTTGGAAGAAGTTGAAAAAATAATGACATCACCAGTGAACAAAGATTGTTTTGGAGAAGAGTGTAGAGCATCGGACTGCACGGTATGCCTTATTAGTAAAGCAATCGAGATTGTGAAAGGTGGCGGAGTAGATGGTTAATTTTAACGGGTTTGACAAAGGCGTGATCGGGAAACCGCTTCCGGCGGATTCCACACTGAATAACATGAAAAAAGACAGATTGATTGGATTGTTACATATGGCAGAGGAAAATCATAAGGTTTTGGCGAGCGCGTATGCAAATGCTGTTGACGAAAACAAATGCAATAGGTGCCCGCTCATGAGAGCAGCAAAGGAAGTGAGATACACAGATGTCAATTAAACCGATTTTATTCAACACAGAAATGGTTCGGGCGATTCTGGACGGACGAAAGACTTGCACAAGGCGGTTGGTAAAGCCTCAACCAGACGGAAAGCATACATTTCCGCTCGGTTTTGTTACCGACAGTACAGAGAAGAAAGAGGTAGGATGCTTTGGATTTGGCATTGATGAGTGCGGCGGTTCTATTAAGTATATAAAGCCACCGTATCAGCCGGGCGATACCATGTATGTCCGAGAAACATGGATGGATTATGCAGGACTGACAATGTACAAGGCTGATTGTGACATATACAGATTAGACAGCCTTAATTTCGCTGGTTTTGGATGGAAACCATCCATCCACATGCCAAAAGAAGCGGCACGTATCTGGCTTAAGGTTACGGATGTGAGGGTGGAGCGGTTGCAGGATATAACACCAAAGGGGGCAGAAAGCGAAGGTGTTGGAAACCTTTTCTATGATGATATCGGATACGGTGAAAAAAATTATGGAACAGAAGTAGACCCAGAGTACGGGATTACAAAGGAGCAATTTGCTTGGCTGTGGGAATCCACCATCAAGAAATCTGACCTTGACTGCTACGGCTGGGATGCGAATCCGTGGGTGTGGGTAATTGAATTTGAGCGGTGCGAGAAGCCGGAAGGAGTGTGAGAATATGAGTAAATTTGATTATGGTTGTTTTTGCGGAGACGACAATTCACTTGGTTTCAATGCGAGTAAATACAACAAGGAAGAAGCTTTAAAAATTGGCGCGGAAGAATATGGGTGTAACGTAAACGAATTAACGGTAGAAGAAGCCTATATTTATTATGGTTTTGGAACTGATGAAGATGGAGAAACACGTACAGCGTATTGGCTTTGCGATGTACCTAAAGGAAATAGCTTTGAAGCATGGAGAGTGTATAAAAAATAGGATGTGGGGAGCGATGTCTAAAGCAGTATTGGTTATGGATATGCCGGAATCGTGCAGTAAGTGTAAATTCATGTACGAATTTCAAGAAACTAAAAAATGCCAGCTCATGAATGTGTTAAACAATGGTGCTTCGAAATTATCACAAAGCACATTCACCGAGAAACGGCATGATTGGTGTCCGCTCCGGGAACTGCCGGAGAAGATACCAGAGTTGAAATCTGGTTATGAAGATCTCAGCACATCAATACGTCGGGTGGGCTTTAATGCCTGCTTGGATGAAATTTTGAAATAAAAAAGGAGTGAGAGGTTTTCCGTTAGATTGGATGATTTAAAAGCAATAAAACAATGAGTTTGTTGCATAAAACACAACATAATTAAATTTAAAGTGCACTATTGTAGATGTGTGCACGGAATATAAGAAAGGAGCCGAACCTCCAGCTGGGGTAACGATATATCGGGTTCCTTTTAGGAAAAATGAAGAAATTAAAATGTGAAATTTACAGAGATTCTATGCAGAATTACAAAAAGTATGGAATCCCAAAGGCACAGCTTGTAATCGCAGATGTGCCGTACAATCTTGGAAATAATATGTACGGAAGTAGCCCTATGTGGTATGTCGGTGGTGATAATAAAAACGGAGAGAGCAAACTTGCGGGGAAGGCAGCGTTTAATTCAGATTTCAATTTTAATCTGTACGAATACTTCCATTTCTGTAGCAAGATGCTTAAGAAAGAGCCAAAGGAAAAGGGCAAAGCGCCATGCATGATCGTGTTCTGTTCGTTCCAGCAGATACCAACCATGCTCAAAGCGGCAGAAAAACACGGATTCGGAAATAATATTCATCTTACATTTTGCAAGAACTATTCCGCGCAGGTTTTAAAGGCGAACATGAGGGTGGTAGGTGCAACGGAACACGCTCTTGTATTGCATAAGGGATTGCCGGAAACAGATAAGGCAATATGGCTTGGAACCGAGCACGGACTTATCTTTTATCGGGACAAGCTGCCAAAGTTTAACAACGATGGAAAGATGATCTTTGATTGGATGCCCTGGGAGAAAGATCCAAAAGGGAAATATCCAAATATCCACCCGACACAGAAGCCGGTATGTCTGCTGAAAAAACTGATTAAAATTTTTACGGATGAAGGAGACGTGGTGATTGACCCATGTTGTGGTAGCGGCAGCACACTTCGGGCGGCAATGGAACTTGGCAGACCGAGTTATGGCTTCGAAATTGACCGGAATTTCTACGAACGGGCAAAAGCTGAAATGCTTGTAGAGAATTACGGAGAAGTTTCCATGCGAGCAGAGGACAGCAGGACGGGACAACGAAACATTTTTGATATGTTGGAGGAATAGCATGAGAACAGTATTGAAATATCCGGGAAGTAAGTGGAACATTGCTCCCCGACTGGTGGAACTGATACCGGAACATCACAGCTATGTAGAGCCGTTCTTCGGCAGCGGGGCCGTGTTATTTAATAAGCCGGTATCTGATATCGAAACGATCAATGATCTGGATCATGATGTTGTGAATATCTTCCGGTGTATACAGGAGGATGCGGATCGTCTGTCCAGAATGGTAATGACTACACCATTCAGCCGTGAAAAATATGAGGATACATATAAGCTGGATGTATGGGAGCTGATGATGCCGGATGAACCATATCATAAGGCATTACGATTTTTAATCCAGTGCTGGCAAGGGCACGGGTTCCGCACCAATGGTAGCAAGGTAGGATGGAAAAACGATGTACAGGGCAGAGAAAGAGCTTATGCATTATGGAACTGGTACCGTCTGCCGGAATGGATCATTGACATAGCGGAACGGTTGCGCATGGTACAGATCGAGAACCGCCCGGCGGTGGAAGTGATTGAGAGATTTAATTACAGAAATGTTTTTATGTACATTGACCCACCGTATGTTTTGAGTACCAGAGCAGGAAAACAATATAAACATGAGATGACAGATGCGGATCACGAGGAATTATTGAAAGCGTTACTGCAGAGTAAAGCAAAGATTATGATTTCTGGTTATGAGTCAGAAATGTATAACGACTATCTGAACGGATGGGAGAAAAAACAGTTTTCAAGCTGTGCGGAGCACGGAAAGCCACGGATGGAAACGGTATGGATGAACTATGAGCCGGATCAACAGATGAAACTTAATTTTTCGGAGGTGCTGTCATGATACATGGAGAATTGATAGTTGACAATTTTGCCGGTGGGGGCGGCGCTTCCACTGGTATAGAAATGGCAACCGGATACAGTGTTGATATTGCAATCAATCATGATCCAGAAGCAATTAAGATGCATAAGGCTAATCATCCGAACACGAAGCATTACTGTGAAAACGTCTGGGCAGTTGATCCAGTAAAGGCATGCAATGGGCATCCGGTTGGACTTGCCTGGTTCTCACCGGACTGTAAGCATTTCAGTAAAGCAAAAGGTGGAAAGCCAAAGGATAAAAATATCAGAGGTCTTGCATGGGTAGCTTGCAGGTGGGCGGGACTTGTCCGACCGAGAGTCATCATGCTTGAAAATGTGGAAGAGTTCAAAACATGGGGACCATTGAACAGAGGGCACCATCCGATCAAGGCAAAGCAGGGAAAAACATTTGAAAAATTTGTACAGCAGCTTAATGATCTGGGGTACACTGTAGAATTTAAAGAACTGATTGCTGCCGATTATGGCGCACCGACCATGCGAAAGAGATTCTTCCTGATTGCAAGGTGTGATGGCAAGCCGATTGTCTGGCCGGAGCCGACACATGCACCCGCGGACAGTGAGAAAGTAAAAGCCGGATTACTGGAACCTTATGTTGGAGCGTATACACAGATCGATTTCAGCCGCCCTTGTCCAAGCATTTTTGACACTTCCGAAGAAATCAAAGAAAAATACGGCATCCGGGCGGTACGTCCACTTGCATCAAAGACGCTGGATAGGATTGCCAAGGGATTGAAAAAATTCGTTTTGGATAATCCAGAGCCTTTTATCATTCAGTGTAATCACGGTGGTGAGCGGAGACCGAACGATATTCGAGAGCCGATGCCGACCATAACCGGAAAGCACGGGTACGGGATTGTGGAGCCATATATGGTACAGATCGGGCAGACAGGATTTGCAAAAGACCGAAGCAAGGATGTTAGAGAGCCGCTTACAACGATTGTGAGCAAAAATGAGCATTGTCTGATTGAACCAACGCTTGCACCATACATGGGAACGAATACGACAAATCATCCGGGCGGAAATTGCAAAGATCCGATACACACAATTACAACTGGCAATCAGCAATGTCTTATTAGTCCTACGTTGATTCAGTACCATTCAGAAACTTCAAAAGATGGAGTAAGAGGGCAGACT